TTATTTTTAAAAAGATCCGATGGAAGAACTTTCTTTCTACGGGTAATGTATTCAGTGAAATTGATCTAACCGCAGCAAGAACAAATCTAATTATCGGTAGTAACGGAGCAGGTAAGAGCACCATCTTGGATGCTCTTACTTTTGCTTTGTTTGGAAAACCTTTTCGTAAGATCAACAAACCGATGCTAGTAAATAGCATCAACGAAAAGGATTTGCTTACCGAGATTGAGTTCTCTATTGGCAAGCAAGACTACAAAGTTGTTCGTGGTGTCAAACCAAACAAGTTTGAAATCTACTGCAACAATCAACTTTGGAATCAAGAAAGTACCCTAGTAGAACAGCAGAAGAACTTTGAGCAGAACGTGCTCAAGATGAACTACAAGTCATTTACACAAATTGTGGTGCTTGGTTCTTCTACCTTTGTTCCTTTCATGCGTCTGCCTTTGGCACAACGTCGGGAGATCATTGAAGACATCCTTGACATTCAGGTGTTTTCTACAATGAATGTTCTTCTCAAAGACAAGATCAGGGAGAACAATGAAGAGGTAAGAGAGATTGATTATCAGATTGATCTACTGAAAGATAAGATTGAGTTGCAGAAGCAACACATGCTAACTCTTGAGAAGAGAACTCAGGAAGAGATTGATCGCAAGCAAGAAAAGATAAAAGAGTATAAAAAAACTGAACTCCAAGGTGCCGAAGATGTGCAGATTTTAACAAAACAAATCGGTAATCTTAATGAAGAAATGCAAGAGTACCAGTCTGCTGGAGAAAAAATCAAGAAGTTAAACACTTTTCTTACAAAAGTGCAAGTAAAAATGCAAACGTGTAAGAAAGAACATGACTTCTTTGAAAAGAATCATGTGTGTCCTACCTGCACACAAGAACTTTCTGACACTCTTCGTAACGAAAAGATTCAAACAGGTCAGACAAAACTGGATGAAATGGACGTTGGTTTCCAAGAGATCAAGTCTGCAATTGAGGAAGAAGAATCCCGATTTGCAAAGTTCACTGAGCTATCTACTGAGGTTAATAACATTAACACCACGATTTCTCAAACTAACTTTCAGTTGATGACAATCCGAAAGCAAGTAGAATCATTGCAAGACGAGATCAAAGAACTAGAAGGTGACAACGTTGATAAGAAAGCGGAGTTTGATAAACTACAACTTCTTGTAAACAATAAGAAGGATTTGAATAAGCAACATGCTAATTTAAAGCAAGACCGAGATGTTTTAATAACAGCAGGTCAACTTCTCAAAGACAATGGTATCAAGTCTAGAATTATTAAGACTTATCTTCCTACCATGAATAAAATGATTAACGATTTCTTACAAAGGATGGAGTTCTATGTCAATTTCACCCTGAATGAGAACTTTGAGGAGATTATCAAATCTAGATACCGTGATGTATTTTCTTATGATAGTTTCAGTGAGGGAGAGAAAGCTCGTATTGACATCGCTCTGTTGCTTACTTGGCGTTCTATTGCTAAACTTAAGAATAGCGTGGATACTAATCTTCTAATTCTAGATGAGATCTTTGACGGATCACTTGACCAGCAAGGTGGATCTGATCTAGGATGGATTCTTCGTAACTTTGATGACATGACAAAGGTGTTTGTTATCAGTCATAAAGAAAGTCTAGAAGGAAAGTTTGATAGAACTATCACAGCGGTGAAAGAAAAGAATTTCAGCGTCCTACAGGAGACAGTTTCTGAACTGGACTGAGGTGGTCTTCGGACCACCTTTTTTTGTATATACTAATGGCATCAACAGGACACGCCATGCTGAACCAAGAGATCAAAGGAAACCTTGCTCGCCTTCTCGCTACCGAGAACCTGATTGTAGAGCATCGTAAGACTCCTACAGCATCCTTTGACGTTGACCGCCGTGTCCTTACTCTGCCCAACTGGGACAAGGCATCCAGCACTGTATACGATATGCTAGTCGGTCACGAGGTTGGACATGCTCTGTTCACACCTAACGAAGACTGGCGTTCTGTTGCTGACTGCCCTAAAGACTTTGTGAACGTCATTGAAGATGCTCGTATTGAGAAGCTCATGAAGCGTAAGTATCCTGGTCTTCGTAAGTCTTTTTCTGGTGGTTACAAGGAACTGAATGATCAAGACTTCTTTGGCACTGAGGGTGAAGACTTTAATACCTTCAGTCTGATTGACCGTATCAACTTGCACTTTAAGATTGGTGCCAGTGCCATGATCCCCTTTTCAATTGAAGAGCAGGTGTTCGTTGCTCGCACTGATGTTGCAGAGACTTTTGAAGAAGTGCTGCAGATTGCTGTTGATGTGTTTGAGTTTTCTAAGCAAGAGAAAGTAGAAGACGTTCCTCCTTCTGCTGCTCAACAGGGTGAAAGTGAAAGTAACGATGACGAAGAATCTGAGCAGCAAACTGAGCAGAAGACTCAATCAATGGGAGATTCTTCTCCTGGGTTTTCTGATCCCATCAATAGCGATGAGATGGAAGAAGAGGAAGAGGAAGAAGAAAGTGCTCCTTCCAATGGTAGTGGCGAGACTTCTGAAACTCAACGTGCTTTTGACAACGCTACTGAGAGTCTGACTGATAAATACAGCAACAATCCTATCTACGTTGAGATCCCTGAGAGTGTAGATCTCCCTACTTACATTGCTGACTGGACTGAAGTCCACGACTGGATTGATGAGTGTCGCGAGAGATTTATCAATGGCGATCAAGACATTGATCGTTCTGATCGTTATGATACTGTAGATAGTTCTTATAAAGAATTCCGTAAGCAGTCTCAGAAGGAGGTCAACTATCTTGTTAAGGAGTTTGAGTGCCGTAAGTCTGCTGACGCTTATGCTCGTGCTGGTCAATCTAAGACTGGTGTGCTTGATACTTCTAAGCTACACACTTACAAGTACAATGATGACATCTTCAAGAAAGTAACTGTTCTGCCTGATGGTAAGAACCATGGTCTGCTGTTCCTGCTTGACTGGTCTGGTTCTATGCAGCGTGAGATTCTGGCAACTGTCAAGCAACTGCTGAACCTGACTGCCTTCTGCAAGAAAGTCCAGATTCCATTTGAGGTTTATGCGTTCACTAATGAATGGTATGCTGTTCGCCGTGCCAAGGAAGGCAAGGATGATTACATTAGCAATGACGAATACTTTGCTCAGAATGGTTGTGAGGAAGGCAAGATTTTCTTGCACAAAGATATGTTCCACCTGATGAACTTTGTATCTTCTCGCTCTAACTCTAAGGACTATGAGCGTATGTGCCTCAATCTCTATCGTGAGGCATATGCATATGTTTATCACGCTACTTATCACACCACTCTTGGTGTTGGTCTTTCTGGAACTCCTTTGAACGAAGGTATTGTGATGATGAATTACATCATTCCCCAGTTCAAAAAGCAGAATGATCTTCAAAAAGTCAACGTCTGCATTTTGACTGATGGTGAGGCATGTCAATCTGCATATGGTCGCAAGTATTACAACGATCACACTGACGAAGATTATGTGCGTCCCCGTCGTCTTGACTACAACACTGTTCTCCGTGATCGCAGCACTGGTCGCGTCTATGCCATGAACAATGGGTGGGGTGAGATGACTAACACTTTCATTCAGCAATTGCGTGATCGTAATTCTGGTGTGAATGTTCTTGGTTTTCGTATCATGGGTGGCAGTGGTCTTACTGGATTTGTTAGCACTTATGCCAGCATTGCTCACTACGATCAAGTTCAGAAGCAGTGGAAAAAAGACAAGTCTGCTGTCATTCCTTTCCCTAAGAGCTACACTGCCCTCTATGCTATCAGCAACAATGCAGTGGAAGATGATGCTGAGTTTGATGTGGAGTCTGGTGCCAAGAAGGGGGAGATCTCCCGTGCATTCAAGAAGATGCTTAAAGGCAAGTCCGCAAACAAGAAACTGCTAAATTCTTTTATTGAGTATGTCGCCTGATGAACCGTCCACTCTGCCCCTGACTCTGCCCCACCCTGCCCTATACTTACTTCATACGCAACCAACCAATGCCTGCCAAGTCTGACCTGACCACTACCCAACTGACCTCTTACCTGTCTGAGACCTATGGCAACGACATCAATGCTGAGCATGTTCGTTCTGCCTGTGACCACTTTGGTGTGACCTATCCCACTGCTGTCAAGCGTCTGCGTGACTTCTATGTCAAGCGTGGCACTTGGAACCTGACTGTTCAAGAGAAACTTGAGCAACAGTATCAGGCACCTGCTGCTGCTCCTGCTGTCATGGAAGCAGTTCAGCAGAATCTTGTGCCTGACAAAGATGAGAACTATGTTCCTTTCGGCAACTTCGCTGATGTGAAGAAAATCATTCAGTCTGGTATTTTCTACCCGACTTTCATCACTGGTCTGTCTGGAAACGGTAAAACTTTCTCTGTTGAGCAGGCATGTGCTGCCCTAAATAGGGAGCTCATTCGCGTGAACATCACCATTGAAACTGACGAAGATGATCTTATTGGTGGGTTTCGTCTTGTTAATGGCGAAACTGTTTGGCACAACGGACCAGTCATTGAGGCTCTGGAACGCGGAGCTGTGCTGCTTCTAGACGAAGTTGATCTGGCGTCTAACAAGATCCTGTGTCTGCAATCTGTACTGGAAGGCAAGGGAGTCTTCCTGAAGAAGACTGGTCGCTATGTGCAACCTGCTGCAGGTTTCAACGTTATCGCTACTGCTAACACCAAGGGCAAGGGTTCTGATGACGGTCGCTTCATCGGCACCAATGTGCTCAACGAAGCATTCCTTGAGCGTTTTGCACTGACCTTTGAGCAAGAGTATCCTACCCCTGCTGTTGAGAGCAAGATTCTGCTGCGTGTCGCTGCTTCTGTTGGCAAGCATGACGAAGAGTTCTGCACCAACCTTGCTAACTGGGCAGACATCATTCGTAAGACTTTCAAGGATGGTGGCATTGACGAGGTAATCTCTACCCGTCGTCTGGTCCACATCATGCGAGCATATGCTATCTGGGGTGATCGCATGAAGGCAATCAAGGTTTGTGTCAATCGTTTTGATGACGAGACTAAGCAGTCATTCGTTGAATTGTATGATAAGATTGATGCTAATGTTCAAACCGAGGAGGTTTCTAACTGATGATTGATCCTGGTGATTGTCGTTTCATTGGCAGCATCATCTCCATCCGTGGAGCTGGTTCTGCCAGAGTCAGGAAAGTAGATGGTGACAAGGTTGTTGCCATGACTCTTGACGGTGAATGCAAAGAATGCTACTATAATGATATTCAGTATGTCTGGAAACCTTGAACGCATGACTTTTAAATATGATGAAGATGCTCTCCTGCAAGAGCTACGTGACTACATCGCAGGTACTTACAACCAACACTATTCTTCAGGCAATGACAGTATTCAAACGTTAGATTTGATTGAAGCATGTGGAGACGCTGAGGCATTCTGTCGCAGCAACATCCTTAAGTATGCATCGCGGTATGATAAGAAGGGCACTGCCCGCCGTGATATCATTAAGATCCTCCACTACGGTCTTCTCCTTCTACACTTCTCTGACAAAACTAACGTTACTGAAACCTATAATCAATGAGTAAAGTTATCCTATCTAAGAAAACTCTAGATGTCCTCAAGAATTTCTCCACAATCAACTCGTCCATCGTATTCCGAAAGGGAAGCACAGTACGAACTATTAGCAATGCAGAGAACATACTCGCAAAGTTTACTGGCGAAGAAGTATTTCCTTCTGACTTCGCAATTTATGATCTCAGTCAGTTTCTTAGCGGTATCTCTCTTTTTAATGACCCTCAGCTTGAGTTCACCTCTAACGATTACGTTAGCATTCGTGGGGGGCGCACTTCTGCAAAATACTATTTCTCGGATCCTGAGATTACGCTCAAGAGTGCTCCAGAAAAGAATGTAAACTTCCCTGGTGCTGATCTTCAATTCAACCTTTCTGGTGAAGATCTGATTGCTTTGCAGAAAGCATCTGCTGTATACAGTCTCCCTGATCTTACTTTTCAGTCCGAAGAAGGACTAGATACTATCAAACTTATCCTTCGCGATAAAGAAAATGATACCAGCAATACTTACGATCTCACCGTGGCAGGTTGTTCTACTGGCACCTATTCTCTTGATCTTAAGATTGAAAACATTCGTCTTCTCCCTGGTGACTATACTGTCAAGGTATCCCAGCACCTCATTTCCGAGTGGACCAACACAGATGTTGACCTTACCTATTACATCGCACTAGAACCTTGAAACATATCCTTTTCACTCTGAAGGGTTGTACGAGAGATCTTCTCAATGACGAAGAGTTCGTTAGGGATGTTGTTTATCAATCATCTAGGAAGTGCAAGTCTACATTGCTTGCACTTCATTCTCACAAGTTTGATCCTCAGGGTGTAACTTGTGTTGCCATGCTTGCTGAGAGTCATATCAGCATTCATACTTGGCCAGAGAAAGGTATGGCGGTGTGTGATATTTTCACATGCGGTGAGCATACTAAACCCAAGAAGGGTGTAGAATATATGCAAACGATGTTCAATGCCTCGGACATCATATCTAAATCATTTACCAGACCACTTGAATTAGCAAAGAGTTTCTGCGGGCGGAGAAGTACCGCCCAAATATTGTTGAAGACTGCATTCCCCCTGCGAGCACTAAGGAAGTGTTCCAGGGTTTTGTCAACCAGGGGGAACTGCCTAACCTGCTGCTGAGTGGCACCGCAGGCGTGGGCAAGACTACCATTGCTAAGGCAATGTGTGAGGAGATAGGTGCGTCTTACATCGTTATCAACGGGTCCGACGAGGGACGTTTCCTTGACACCGTGAGGAATCGTGTCAGGCAGTTTGCTACAACGGTCTCTCTGACCTCTGGAGCGTCTCACAAGGTGGTCATCATTGATGAGGCAGACAACACCACTAACGACGTGCAACTGTCTCTGAGGACCGCTGTGGAGGAGTTCCACAGCAACTGCCGTTTCATCTTCACCTGCAACTTCATCAATAAGATTATTGAACCGCTGCACTCCCGTTGTACTGTAGTTGATTTTCGTATCAAACCAGAGCAAGCAGTACAACTACAAGGTGAGTTCTTCACTCGTTTGAAAACTATTCTTACCCATGAACAAGTTCAGTATGAGGACAAGGTTCTTGCTAAGCTTGTCCGTAGGTATTATCCTGACTGGCGTCGTCTTATTAATGAGTGCCAACGGTATGCCGCTACTGGTGCCATTACGTCTGCTATCCTTGTGGACGTTGCTGATGTTAATCTGGATACACTACTTGCGTCCTTGAAGAAGAAGGAGTTTACCAATGTGAAGAACTGGGTTGTTCAACACATGGATAATGATCCTACGATGGTGATGCGTAAGATCTATGACAGCATGTATGGTGTTCTCAAACCTGCTTCTATTCCTGAGGCAGTTCTAATCATTGCCAAATACATGAACAGTATTCCTATTGTTCCTGATCAAGAAATTAATCTACTAGCATGTTTAACCGAAGTAATGATGAGTTGCGAGTTCAAGTAAAGACAACTCCCCAAAACGTAAAAGAAGCCCACGAAGGTCTTTTTCATGCTACAATGAATCTACCAGCTGCAGCTATGCACTGTGGCATGACAGAAAAGGAATTGAAAATGACCTTCTTTGAATATCTAAAGTACAATGACCCAAACTTTGAAGTCACTCAAGACACCACTTCGTTACCCAGGGGGCAAAAGCAGGGCACTGGCAAACCTGTTCCGATTCCTCCCCGACCTTTCCCTGGCAACCGAGTATCGTGAACCATTCTTGGGCGGCGGTAGTGTCGCCCTTGAGGTTACTAAGCGATATCCTAAACTGAATATTTGGGTCAATGATCTGTACGAACCTCTTACCAATTTCTGGAAGACTTTGCAGGATGACGGGTACAAGATGTACAAGCGTCTTCAAGAATTAAAGTCTAGGTATCCAGATCAAGGATCTGCCCGTGGACTATTTGAAGAAGCAAAGACTATTGTAAATGATTATGATCAACCCGCTCTATATCGTGCTTGTAGTTTTTACGTTATTAACAAGTGCTCTTTTTCTGGTCTCTCTGAGTCCTCATCCTTTAGCAGGCAGGCGTCTGATTCCAATTTCTCAATGCGTGGAATTGAACGACTACCAGCGTATACGCAACTGATCCAAAATTGGAAAATCACAAATGCTAGCTACCAAAAGCTCCTTACAGACGATAGATCCGTATTCACCTACCTTGATCCGCCCTATGAAATTGGATCTAACCTATACGGAAGGAAAGGTAATATGCACAAATCATTTGACCACGATGGGTTTGCTTCCCTTTGTGATCGGTTTATTGGTCCTCAACTTATATCTTATAATTCGTCTCAACTCATACGTGAGAGGTTTGAGGGGTGGACAGTAGCAGAATTTGCACACACTTACACCATGAGGAGCGTGGGGTCTTATAATACAGATCAAGCGTCACGGAAGGAACTAGTCCTTTTTAATTATGAAGTGTGAAGTCAAACTCTACGTTGCGGGCAAGGTCTTCTGTGAGCAGGTCTATGCCCGTGACTACCAGGAAGCACGTCAGGTTGCCCTTGCTCGCAATCCTAATGCAAAAGTTATTGGTGTTACCGCTAAATTTTAATGTCATATCAACTGAAGGATTACCTTTACTCAATCAACCAATCTAAAAAGAATATCCTTGATGATGACCTTGATGCTGAGCGAGGGTATCCTCCTTATATTATTAACAGGTGCCTTTCTTCTTTCACTGACACGGTTCTTTATGCCAATGAGATGAACAAGAACCCGCATCTACCAAAGAAGATGCAATATGATTTTTTTATAAATAGTGTGAAACCCAGGAAGCGTTTTTCTCCTTGGGCACGCAAAGATTCTATTGATTATCTTGAGTTAGTCAAAGAGTATTATGGTTATAATGACGATAAAGCACTCCAAGCTCTCAGGATTCTCACCAAGGATCAGTTAGATCATATTAAAAAAGCATTGAGCAAAGGTGGAAAACATGAGCGGTGAAACTGAGATCCAGTGGAAGCAAACTGATATGGTAGAAGTGGTTCTCGGTGAACCAGATGACTTTCTCAAAGTAAGAGAGACTCTTACTCGTATTGGGGTAGCATCAAGAAAAGAAAAAAAGATCTATCAGTCTTGCCATATCCTACACAAGCAAGGTAAGTATTATATTGTCCACTTTAAAGAGTTGTTTGCACTTGATGGCAAGCAAACTAATTTTTCTTTGAATGATCTTCAACGCAGAAATAGAATTGTACAATTACTTTCTGACTGGGGTCTTATTAAAGTAATTGACGCTGCTAAGATTGAAGATCTGGCACCGCTCAATCAAATCAAAGTTCTTGCTTTCAAAGAAAAACAAGAGTGGACGTTAGAGAG